CCACCTTGGACGCCTTCCCTAGGGGTGGCTTGCCCTTGGTCGACATACCCTTGATGCCTATGGCGCCGAGGGAGGCGCGTTCGCGGGTGTAGGCGTAGACGTCGCCGGTGTGGTGGCCGCCGGAGTCGACGGCGCAGATGGAGATTTTCAGGTCTAGGCCGTCTTCGCTGAGGAAGGGGCGGGTAAGGATTTCGTCGAGCTGTTTCCAGAGGTCGGGGCGGGACGGATCGCCGTAGATGACGGAGCGGTCGATGAGCCACGCTTCCTCTTCTCGGCCCCAACCCCAGACACTCAGGCTTAGGCGGTCGTCTTGGACGTCGCAGCCGATAGTTAGCGCGAGAACTTGGGCGGGGACGATAAGCCTCTCGTAGGTTTCGGTTGAGGCGCGTTCCTGCAGCGAGGCGGCGCCGACCTTCGAGGCGTACTCGTCCTCCCACACCTCGCCTAGGACCGTATTTACGAAGGTCTTGAGTTGTTCGGCGTCACCTTTGGCGTCTAGGAATTCCTCGACGAGGTTCGACCAGCTGGCGTTGGGGGAGTAGGAGTAGGCGGCCCAGATGTGGAAGCTGGCGTGTTTGACGTTGCCGGGGGAGGTGGCACGCCATTCGCCGCGTTCCACCATCCAGCGCTTCTTGGAGTGGGGGATGAGTTCGGCGCAGCTCTCGCACTGGTAGGCGGCGGTGGAGGGATCGTTGTCGGTCCACTGCAGACTCGGCCACTTGAGGTACTGCATGTGGGTGCAGTGAGGGCATGGCACGAAGTAGCGGCGCTGGTCCCCCTGGAGGAACATGCGCTCGATGCGGCTGAAGTCCTTGATGGTGGGGGTGGAGCCGGCGACGATTTTGCGGTTCCAGTAGTACTCGGTGCGGCGGATGCCGAGCTTGATCTGGTCGCCTTCCGCACCAGCGGACTGGGGGTAGCCGTCGGTTTCGTCGAAGAGCACGACGCGGCGGCTGACACGGCGGAAGCCGCGGGGGGAGTTGGCGCCGACCAGGCTGAGCGTTCCACCGGGGAACTGCTTTTGCAGGATGGTGTTGGCGCCGTCCTTGGCCTTGGCTTCGCTGACTAGGCCGACGAGGCAGGGGGTGTCGCGCAGCATCGGTGCAATTTCTTCCTTCGAGTAGCCCTGCGAGTCCTCAATCGTGGGCTGAACCAACATAATGGGGCATGGGTCTTGATGTATGTGGTAGGCAATGACGTGGTTTAGTATTTTGCTGTAGCCCACCCTTGCGCTTTTCATTACGGTTATTTGCTCTAAATGCGGATCACTTATGGCGTCCATCATTCCCTTTTGGTAGGGGAGCGTGTGCCAGCGGCCGCCCTCGGCGCTGCTCTCGGCGCTGAGGTAGGCGTAGGTGTCGGCCCACTCGCTGAGGGAGAGGCGTTTTGGGGGTGTGAAGGCCTTGTAGGCGGCGCGTTCGATGCGGGCCAGGTTAGTAAGCGTCATGGGGGCGGTTTACTCCACGGTGGCCGCGACGTCTTCTAGGGTTTCGCGAACTATGTCGTCGAGGAGGGTGATTGCGTCGGTATCGAGGTCGGGTATGCGCTGTTTCGCCTTAGTTGGTATTCCGAGTATCTTTGTACGTGCAATTGTGATAATTTCTACCCATTTTGACTCAATTTCGTCTGCTTTTACCAGCGATTTTTCTTTTTGCTTGCGTTCCAGCTCTAGAAGTTCCGCCTTCAGATGCTCTGTGCGGGCGCGAGATTCGTTGTATTCGGGGACTTGATCCTCCGTTCGTGCCAGCGGAGCATCGCTTTCCGGGGCGCGACGTCGTTCCTCTGCCGGGCGGAGCGGCTTACGAGCGCTCGGGTCTGACGGCGGCTTAGGGCCGCGGCCGACGCGCCTTTGCGTTTTTCGTTCCCATTCCTCTCGCATCGTGTCGGATTGCACCAATTCGCGCCCGTCTGCTGTGTGTACCACTGATAGGCGGCCTGCATTGACTGCTGCGTAGACCGCTTCCTTGGTAACGCCTAGGGCTCTACCTGCTTCCGCTTTTGTGATTAAAGCCATGCAGTAAGTGTAGCGTTGTATTAAGCCATTTAACCAATTTTACGTGCTACAGTGGCCGGCTTTTGTTTTTAAGCCGGGTTGGGCACCTATTGCTATTACAAGCGAAGTAACTATTTGGGCTATTGCCTAGCCGAACGTTGGGCCCCGAAAC